AGCAGCAGATGCTACTCAAGAACAAGTTGAGGATCGTATTAATGTCCTTAACAAAAAAGCAGAACAAACTGAGGCACTTCTTAAAGAGGCAGAACTAAAAAGACAACAAGAAACTGATACATTGATTAACAATGCTATCAACGAGGGCAAAATTAGCAACGACAAGGCTGCGCTTTTTGTAAGTATCGCAGAAAAAAATGGCAACGAAGTGCTAAAAGAAACATTTGCTTGCATGGCTTCGGCTGTTAGACCTACCGACCTAATCAACAACAACACAACAGTAGAGAAAGAGGTAACATGGGACGAAGCAGACAAGGCTGGCACTCTTTACGACATCAAGAAAAACAACCCTGAGCAATTTGCTCGTATGTTTAAGGCTAAATTTAACAAATAATAGCCTATTAACTAATAGATTAACAACAACAATAAATAGAATTTATAAAAATGGCAATTACTAGAGAAATTTGGGAAGCCGATATTGTTGGCAACCTATTTAAAGATGGCACTTTTGCCTCTAACTCAGTCAATCACTCTGCATACGTAGATGCGCACACTGTGCACGTACCAAATGCAGGAACAGCACCAGGAGTAACAACTAATCGCAGCGTATTCCCTGGTACAGTAGTAAGTAGAACAGACAACGATCTAACCTACGACATCGCAGAACTATCAACCGACCCATTCCGTATTGGTAACGCTGAACAGGTAGAACTATCATACGACAAACGTGCAACAATCTTGAGCTCATCAATTAGTGCACTAAGCGAAGCAGCTGACGATGCGCTTATTTTGTCATGGGTGCCAGCTGGTTACACAAAAGTATCAACCACAGGAGCAAGCACTGCGGCACATCTACCTAGCGCAACAGGTAATCGTAAAAAAGTAACTCTTGCCGACATCCTTGAGGTAAAGAAACAAATGGACAAAGACAACATCCCTATGGAGGGACGTTTTGGACTTCTTGACTACGAGATGATGGCTCACCTTCTTGATGCTCTAACTGTAAACCAATACAATGCTTTCCTTAATAGTGCAGACGCTAGCAAGGGTATTGTTGGAGAGATTTACGGCTTTAAAATGTACCAACGCAGCGAAGTGTTGAGAACAGTAGCAGCAGGTACTTCGTTGGCATCGAGCAATGCAGCAACCGACCAAGGTGCTGGTTTGTTCTGGCAAAAAGACTGTGTTGCTAGAGCCCTCGGCAAAACAGAAGTATTTGAGTCTAACAACGACCCAACCTACTACGGTGATGTAGTTAGCTGTTTGGTAAGAGCAGGTGGTCATTACACCAGACACGACAAGAAAGGAGTAGTTGTACTTGCTCAAGCAACTGCTTCATAGTAAAAAAGAAAAAAACTGATAAGTGCCATAATTTTAGGGGTATGGCTATTGGTTTAGCCATATCTCACTAATATAAAAAAATGAACTGGATAGAATTATTAACAACATTAATATCTGCATTGTTTGGAGGTGGTCTTGTTGCACTGGTAACTATTAAGGCAAAAAAAGACAAAGCGACAGCAGAGACAGACAAAGTAGAGATGGACAATTTTCGCACTGGTACAAAAATCTTAGTTGAGTCGATTGTTACACCTCTAAAGCAAGAACTTGGCAATGTAAGAAGTGAGCTAGTAGATACTAAGAAGGAATTAGTTGAGACAAGAAAAGAACTTGTTAAAACTCAAAAAGAATTAGCTGAAACTAAAAAAGAATTAGCTGACACGCAAAGAGAAGTGTATCGAATGAGGAAAGCAATGCGAAAAATAACAGACTGCGCACACGCTGAGATTTGCCCAGTACGTAAAGAAATGAGAAATATAGAACAACAAAAACAAGAATAAAATGGCATTACCATACGTAAAAATTAAATTTGCAAATGGTGCAATAGGTGGCACTGAAGCAATGGAGGATGGCGTTACTTTGATGCTTGTGGACGGACTTACAGCAGACATTGTATGCCAAAACATTGAGGACTATCGTAACAAATTAGGGGACTCTGATACAGAACTCGCTGAGGTGGTTGCTTTTTACAACGAAGTAGGAGGAAATAGTAAATTAATCCTATCAACTTGTGAGCTAACAGATGCAGCACTAAAGGCAAAAATTAGCGAATACAATGGCGATATTCGTATTGTTGTAGTTAAAGATGTAGCTAGTGTACAAAATGCTAAGGCTTTGCAAGCAGTAGCAGACTGGAGTACAAATACATTATTTGCGCCTTTGATGTTTTTGATTAGTTGCACCGATGATCTTGATGATATTGTCTGGACTAATCAACAACTTAGTAGAGTTGCAGTAGTTGATACTCTTGAGGATAGTGCAGAAACTCCTCTATTGTATTATGTTGCTGGTCGAATTGCTAGAATACCAGTACAACGTTCTCTTGCAAGAGTAAAAGATGGAGCACTTTATCCTACCGAAGTTTATACTCAAGATGGCGACCTTGTTGACAATCTATACGCAGAGACAAGACACTCGAAAGGTGTAATTACTGCTCGCATTTTTGTAGGTAAAACAGGCTTTTATATTGCAGACGACCAAATGGCTATTTCTGTAACAGACGATTATGCCTACATCCCTAGACGTAGAACTATCGACAAAGCCTTCCGTATCGCATACAATACACTAGTTAATTATGTAGGTGATGAGATACCTATCCAAGATGGCAAAATCCCAGCATCTACTTGTATGGATATTCAAAACGCAGTAGAGCAAGCTATCTACTATGGCATGACAGTAGAGGGTAATCTTGGCACAGCTAACGAACAAGACAAAGGTGTAATTTGTTTTGTAGATCCTAATCAAGACATTGTAGTAACTAACAAGTTGGAGCTATCTCTAAAAGTTAAACCATACGGTTACAGCAAATACATAGAGGTACTTCTTGGATTTACCACCGAGGGCTAAAAACAACTTAAAAAAATAAGAAAATGGCAGGAATAGAACAAACATTTGACAGCAAAGAATACGCATTTAGCGATATTGTACTGATTTGCGGAGGTCAAAAAATTGATAATATCACCAGTATAGAATATGGCGTTACGCAAACTAAGACAGCAATCTACGGCAAAGGTGTCAACCCAGTAGCAATTCAACGAGGGCAGAAGTCAGTAACTGGTACGATTAAGATGCTGCAAAGTGCATACGAGACTTTGGTATTGCTAAGCCCAAAAAAGGATTTGCTAGCATTGCATGTTGACGCATCAATATCGTACGGTAATCCTCAAAATGGCGACATGCTAATAATTGATTTGGTGCATGGCATTGAATTTACTGATCAAAAAAAGACATACGCTAATGGAGACGCTAATATGGAGATTGAACTCCCATTTGTTGCTCTTAGCGTTGAGTATCAAAAAAACCTTTAACGAAGTATTAACATGGGGAATATAGTTAACGAACAAGTTGAAAGTTCTGAATTGGTAGGCAAAGCAAGCGCAGAACAAATAGCACAGTGGAAAAAAGAGTACGGCCAAATTTTTGAGATTACAGCAGATAATAAAGTTTGCTATTTGAGAAAACCATCTCGCCAAATTCTTGGCTATGCGATGACACAGTACAAGCAGCCACTAAAGATGACAGAAACATTGCTAAATAATTGCTTTATTGGTGGATGTGAGGATTTTAAAACTGACGACGACCTATTTATGGGTATTAATTTGCGCATTGAGGAGTTAATTAGTGTTAAACAGGTAGAACTCGCAAAACTTTAGAGGCTTCGGTGATGCAGCCCTGTGAGGTGATTAGACAAGTAGATGCACAACTGCAATACTATATGCACATCCCTCACCCCGAAGCTCTTAGCGATGAGCAATGGGCTAGATGCTTTCACAACCTCGTATGGATACGAGAGCAAGAGGCAAAATATAATAAATAGTTAATTAATTTAAAAAGAGTAAACGAGTTTATAATGAGATAAAAGCATATAGACAGTTTACTCTTTTTTTTATAATAATAGTATGGAAACAAAAGATTATTTAGCACAAGAGAGTTATCCACTCAGCACTCAAAGTCTTGATTTTATCCAAAATCAAATTTTGTTTACTCAAAAGATTGGTGCATTGTTGGGTGGAGGTGCATGGTTGATAAAAGAAGCAACACAAAACGATAAGGGGCTTGTTTTTGTCAATACAAATGGATATTGTGAATTAATGGAGTTGGAACTAGAAAATACTGGTGCAAATCATTATTGGATTTGTGAGTCTATTAATAACACAACAAAAACATGGATAAAACTTAGCAGCAAAGTAGATCCCGACGACGATCCTTTATTTGTTTTTGAATTAGGAGAAGTAAAAAAAGTTGATAATATTTTTGAACCAAAATTATTAACAAGAACCTACATGAACAATTTAAAAATCACCAAAGATTTGCGAACTAAATTGGTAACTATTCAAGGAACATGGCAAATAATGGCGCAAGGTTATAATACAATAACAATTGACAATGCATTTGCACCTAGCCAATCAATCGCGATTTGGGCAACGGATTCAATTTCTAATGCATCAAAAGGTGCAATGGTTGGTGCATTGGGGGAAACTCAAGAAAATAGAACCTTAATAATGTTGCCTTATGTAAATACGGGATATATTCAATTAAATGGTTCTTATTATGCAGCAAATTAAAACAAAAACATCATGCGAACAATCCAAGAAATAAAAAGCGAATTGTTAACAACATATTCGCAAGATGATAATGTTAGACTAGCGTATGGTCTTGTTGCTGGTCAGGAGTTGAAGCTGAGCAAGGTATCTATTGAAAATATTTTGTTTTACGCTGTTGCTGTTGCTATCTATGTATTTGAGGGCATACTAGACCAACACGTTAAAGATGTAAATACAACTATCGAACTAGACAAACCTCACACTCTAAACTGGTATTGTAGCAAGGTAAAAGAATACCAGCATGGATACACTTTTAACGAGGACACAATGCAGTGGGACAATGGGACAAGCACCGATGACGAAGTAGAACAGAGCAAGATCGTAAAATTTTGCGCAGCCAGTGAGGAAACTATCCGTGTTGTGCTTAAAGTAGCAGGAACTGGTCCTAATCCACTGACTACTGCACAGCTCTCAGGATTACAGTCATACATGAAAAGAATAAAAGACGCTGGTGTGTATCTAACTTTTAGAAATGCAAACGCTGATTATTTGCGTGTAAATGTTAGTATTTGGTATAATCCTACGATAATGAACAGCAACGGAGAGAACATCCTCACAAATGAGAAGGAAGTGCAGACATGTATCAAGCAATTTGTTGAGAATATACCATTTAATAGTGAGCTACACGTTGACAAATTAGAAGATGCTATCCAGCTAGTTAACGGTGTAGAAATAGTTAAAATTAACAGCGTTAAGTCTCACAATGCGATAGACACTAATCCACAATTTAACGAGGTCAATGGTTACGAAGTGCCATACTCGGGATATTATAAATTTTATCAAGCAAGCGATTTGTCTATCAATTATATACCTTATAATAATGACAATAACAATACTATTTAAAAAATTTTTGCAGCTGTTTTTGCCTATTTGCTTGCGTAAGCCTTTGCTCTTAGCTTTGTTTGGAGCAGTAGGCACTGTTTTGCAAAATATCAAAAATAAATACAATGCAATACGTCAAAATCAGCTGTATAAATTGACACACACTGGACAGGTTGCTGTACTAATAAATGTGCTAAATGAGTATTTTAATCTAACAAGAGCCGAAGGTTTTGAGATAGAGGATAGTGTAGCACATGAGTACAAATACGCATACGACGAGAATAGTGAAAATTTTAATAAGACTGTTGTGGCATACGATGAGAATAGCGAAAATATAACACTATTATATAATGAGAACAGCATCGGGGAGGAGATATATCCCTATATTTTGCTAGTACCAAGCTCAATTTATAATAATAGTAATTTGCTTAATCAGGTTAAGACAATAGTAAGACAATACAGACTACCAGGCCGTAGGTGCATTATAAGAATTAAAAATTAATATTATGGACTCGATAAAAGCAAAACCATATCAAACAATCACAGACTTGTGCATGTCTGCCACTGGAGGCTTGAGTTATTTGCCAACATTTTGCCAAATAAATGACTGTAATCCAGAGGACGAAGCCGAGGTTGGACGACTATATTATTATAATTATGTAGAGGATGCTAATGTTGCAAAATTATTTGCTAATGAGCAGCCCTCTAGCATTGAACCATCAGGCGGCTCAGTTGCTCCTCTGCCAGTTGAAAGGCTATACAGTGCAGGCAATGGTATTGAGATAATTGATAATATTATACAAACAAAGATAGATGGCGATACAATTAAGTTTGCAGCCAATGGATCAATATTTTGCGATGCTACATCAATAGAGCAGTCTATTATAGAAAAGGCTGTTAATAGAGTGTTAACAGATGTATTGCCTTCTACTATTAACCAAGTTTTGCAGCGTGTTAGTCAGGAACTATTGCCAAGTGCAAAAGATTACGCAGACGAACAAGATGCTACAACATTGCAAAGTGCAAAAGATTACGCAGACGAACAAGATGCTACAACATTGCAAAGTGCAAAAAGTTATGCGGATAATATAGATGCAAAGTTTATAAATTATGCAACAAAGGCATCACTTTCGGCAGCAGTAGCAGGAATAACGAGCGGAAATACGGCATTGTCGTCTGTTAATATAACTGGAGGCAAGATAAGCACATTTTATACAAACATTAATCAAGGTACACCAACTGCAGTTGTAGGTCCTGGTTCGGCGTTGATAACTTGGGCGGTTGGCAATGTTACATTGAAATCAGGTAATGGTAACAATTTTTATTTTATTTATGCATCAAGTTCTTCTATGACAATTACAGCAGAGTCGGGAAGCATTCTCACCAAGAGTGGGTCTGCGTCAAGTTTTTCGTTGCCTTCTAATCACGTTGCGCTTGTCATTAGACGAGAATCCACATTTGTGGTTGTAGATTTAAGTTATTAGTATAATATTATTTGGCATTAAAAATAAAAAACACTGTTATAATAGTGATATAACAGCGTTAAATTAATAGATATATCTAAACTCGACGTCTAGGTCTGTAATGGTCATTGCTTTTATTTTTCTTTTTATAAAGAAATAAATATAATGATACAAAAGCAAAGCCCAAGCCTCTTAATGGGTGATTTGTACAAAAGCAAATAATAGACATTATTAACGATAATACTGCTAAACAAATACGTATTTTTTTCATAGAAAAACAATTTATTATTCTCACAAATTTATGAATATATTATGAATAATGCAATAGAATATAAAATAAATATAGGAGGCAATGCTTCCAGTGAGCTAGATAAAATAGGGAGAAGTTCTCAATCATTGAGTCAATTAGGTAATGTTATTAACGTACTTAATAAAATATCTACTCAGATGGAGAAACTATTTACTGCGGTTAACTTTGGAATAGTAAAGAACCAGCAAGGAATAAGCAAATTAAATACCCAACTTTTTAGTATGCGTAATATTGGAATGTCAACCGAAAAAACACTAAAGGATGGGATGAGTCAAATATCGGCAAAGACCTCAACTTTAACTGACAAAATGAAAGAGTTGAGAACAGAAACGCAAAAAACAGGCAAACAAATAAAAGAAAATTTATTTCAAAAAATAGGTGATGGTGCTATAAGTTTTAACCATATCATTGGAGCATTTCAAAATCTTGGTAGTATTGTTGCTCCTATTTTCCAAGAGGGCATGATGCGAGAAACAGCAGCTACCAACTTCGGCACACTATTCAACGACAAGGAGAAAGGCAAAGCCTACGCTGATACGCTAAGAAGTACCGACGCTGCTGCTCTCTATGGAACACAAACAATAAACGACGCAGCTCAGAGCATGCTAGCCTACGGTGTTGACTCAGGCACAACACTAGAAGTACTGACTGCCATCGGAGACATCGCAATGGGAGACAAGCAAAAAATGAACTCACTAGCCACTGCGTTCTCGCAGATGAACTCACTGGGCAAATTGCAGACACAAGACTGGAAACAAATGGTTGGAGGTGGTTTTAACCCATTTAATCAGATGCAAAAAGACCTAGGCAAGACAGCAGAGGAACTTGATGCCATGATGAGCAAGGGACAAATTACTGCTGACATGGTAAAAAATGCTTTTATCAATGCAACAAAAGAAGGCGGTCAATTTGCTGGTGCTCTTAAGAACGTAATGGAGAACACCACACAAGGCAAAATAGCAAAAATGCAGGGGTTGATTGATGACCTTAAAGCAAAATTATTTGATTTAGCTGTTCCTCTGATGAACAAGCTATTGCCTATTATTACAAAGTTAATGCCTTTAATTGATAATTTTATTCCAGTTATTAACGGCATAATGACAGTATTAGAGCCTGTTGCTAACTGGATAGCAGAAAATATAGACCATATTTTTGCACTTGCTACTGCCATTGGTGTGGTAGCTGGAGCAATAGCATTGTGCACTTCTCCAATCACAGGCATAGTTCTAGCAATAGCTGGACTGGTGTATGCACTTGTTAATGTTATGAAATACTGGGATCAATGGGGTAAATATGTTGTACTTATTAGTCCACCTTTGGCTGTGGTAATGAATTTAATAATGGCGATAAGAAGGCACTGGGATAGTATTGTAGATGGCTTTACAAATGGTGGTATTTTGGAAGGTATCAAACGTATAGGTCTTACAATTTTGGACGCACTTCTAGCTCCTATTCAAAACCTTTTAGAATTAATTTCTAAGATACCAGGGGTGGGAAAATTGGCAGATGGTTTAAATAATAGAGTTATGAACTTAAGGGACAAAATTAATAATATGCTGCCAGAGCCTAAAAAAGAACAAACACAAGCCGATACACAGCAGAACATGGAGGAGTCGGTTAATAGCATAGCGTCAGGCGGTGGTATTAAAGACCTCGACAAAGCTACAAAGTCAAAAACCGAAGCAGTAGCAAGTGGAGGCTCTCGAAGTTCAACAATCAACATAAACCTCGGCAGCATGGTCGAAAATATGAATTTTAACGGAACAGTAGAAGAAAATAATCAAAGTATAACTAGCCAAGTAGAGGAATGTCTATTGAGAGTCCTATACAGCGCACAAACAGCAATTTAATAAAATGGCAAGACCTAAAAACGAAGAAATACTTAGCAAACGCTCAGCTATCGCACAAATAGCAGAGCAGACAACAAGTTTATACCAAAAGAGCATCGCACTATGGCGTAGTGCGTGGCAGTCTGCTATTAGTGTACAACGTCCTGACCGTAGAAAATTATACGAAATTTATGACGATGTTATTACAGACCTACACCTTAGTGGAGCAATCGACCAGCGCAAAGATATGGTTTTGAGCAAAGCCTTTTATATCTCAGTTAATGGAGAACAAAGCGAGGAAGGATTGGCTATTTTCGAAAGTTCATGGTTTAAAGATTTTTTAAATTATGCGCTCGACTCAATATACTACGGTCATAGTCTAATACAATTTGGACAAGTAGAGCAGGGTGCAAATGGACACAAACAATTCCAAAGTGTTGAGCTTGTTCCTCGTAAGCATGTAAGCCCTGAGTTTGGCACAATTATCAGACAAGCAGGCGAAGATCCAAAGTGCGGAGTCTCGTATCGTGATGGCATTTTAAAGGACTGGGTTATCGAAGTAGGCAAGCCTAGAGACCTCGGCAAACTTCTCAAATGTGTGCCTTCTGCTATCTCAAAACGTAATGCTCTTGCATATTGGGACGAATTTGGGCAACTATTTGGCATACCTGTACGCATCGCCAAAACTGCTAGCCGAGATAGTCAAGAAATTAATAGCATTAAAAATATGCTTGAGCACATGGGACCAGCGGCGTGGGGTTTGTTTCCCGAAGGCACTGAGCTAGAGTTTGTCGAAAATGGCAAAGGTGATGCTTTCAACGTATTCGACAAGAGAATAGATAGAGCAAACAGCGAAATAAGTAAGGGCATTTTAGGACAAACTATGACACTAGACTCAGGTAGCTCTCTATCTCAGAGCGAGGTGCATCTTGAAGTGTTAAAAACTCTTATCGAAAAAGATGCCGACATGGTGCGAGATGTTATTAACGACAAACTCTTGCCGCTAATGAACGCCAAAGGCTTCGGTCTCGAAGGTGCAAGATTTGACTGGGTGATAGATACACAGTACACTCCAGAACAGCAGCTTCAGATGGAGCAAATGCTACTAAATGCAGGCTATGACATAGATGCCGATTATTTTGCGCAAAAATATGGTATCCCTATTGTAGGACGCAAAGAAATCACTCCAAATAGTTTTTTTGGTTAAAGGGTGAGCAAAACACCCGAGCAAAAAAAGCCTATTTTAGTGCCTTCCATGAAGCGATGGCAGAATTGTATCAAGGTGTTAATAGTTCGTTAACAACATTATCAGACGATACTCCACCATTTGACTCATCGTTCTACGATGCAGTAGTTGAGGAGTTGTATGGTCTTGGTGGCTACACTCCCGAATATCTAACAAGCGACAACGGTGCTGCTCTTATAAATGAGACTTATGACATTTTAAGCGGAGCGGTAAATGTTGGACTTAATGAGGAAGTTGATCCAATTTTTAGGGAAGCATTAGAGAATAATGTTTTTATTTTCTCGGGTTTTAAAACACACCAAGAACTTGAGGAGGTTAATGCTTTGTTAAGAGACGAAAATGACAATATAAAACCATTTGATCAATTTAAATTAGATGTTTTAAAGATAAATGAAAAGTATAACGTAAACTATTTGCAAGCAGAGTATAATATGGCAGTGCAATCTGCTCAGATGGCTAGCAAATGGAAGGACTTTGAGGCACACAAGGACTTCGTAAATTTACAATACAGAACAGCAGGCGATGATAGAGTAAGAGCAGAACATCAAGCCCTAGATGGCACAACTTTGCCAGTAGAGGACGCATTTTGGAAGGACTACCTCCCTCCACTTGGTTGGAACTGTCGCTGTACTGTCGTCGAAGTTTTAAAGGACTCTGTACCTGTTAGCAATAGCGAGCAAGCAATCAAGGCTGGAGAGATGGCAACAAGCAAGCCAGCGCAAAAAATATTTAGGTTTAATCCTGGTATAACTAAGCAAGTTTTCCCTCCTAAACATCCGTATTATAAGGTGGGAGGAGGAATAAAAGAGGTAGTTAATTCATTATTAACAGAAAAACGTGTTAATAACATACCAATTAAAAATAATAATTCATATTTAACACCTAAAGAGGAAAAAGCGATAGCACAGAACAACGTTGAAATAGAGAATAAAATAGGAATAAAAAAAGGTAACCCTATGAGTATAGAGGATGCTGATCGACAAAAAGCTAATCCAAAAGTAAAAGAAAAGGGTTATACTTCTAATTGCTCAGCGTGTACTGCTGCTTATATCTTAAGAAAAAGAGGTTTTAATGTAACAGCAGCTCCATATAAGTCAAGCAATAAAAACATAGTGAGAAAAATTGCATTTTTTGAAAATTGGCCAGATAAATGGAGAACAATAGATGGGCAAAAACCTAAAATAATAACCATAGTAGAATGGATGAAACAAAATAATTACAAGCAGTTAAATGCTCAAAAGATAAAAGAGTTTATAGAAGCAGTTTGTACTACAAATGGCACTTATGAAATAGGGTTGCCACTCAAAACTATGGGACATTACACTATTATAGAAAAGACAGATAATGGCATTATGTGGATAGATCCACAATTTGACATTGTTAATAAATATGATATTACACTTTTATACAAAAATATCAGACAAATAAGACAAAATACACCATTTGAGTATTGTGGGGTTTTACGAGTTGATAACCTTGTATTTAATACAAAATATACAGATATTTTAATTTATGACAAATAAAGCAAGGCTTCTAATCCGTATTTTTTTTCTATGATATTATTGTTTTGAACAAGGTATAATATAGAAGGACCTCCAATGTTACAATTACCAGCTAAATAAAGATCATAGCCATTTTTTTGACCTTCGTATGATATTTCACACATACCACCAAAAAAATCTAGGTTGTTATTTGTATCGTTCTGTATAATTTCTGGTATCTCGCTCATAGAAGTATTACGTTTTAATTATTTTTACAAATTTAATAAAATAATTATATAAAACCAAACAAAAAACAATAAAAAAATGGGTACATCGCAAAATAAAAAATTATTCAATGATTACGATGGCTTTACGGAGAAATTTATCCCTAAAAAGACCACCGACGA